CGAACTTAACAAAGCAAGGATCATCATACCCCATAAGGTCTTTTATAACTAAGAACTCCGCGCCAACTTTGTCGGCATATGCTTTCATTCTTGGTAGCGTATAGTGTGATATCAACTTAGGGTCAGATATCTCTGAGTAGGAGAACTTTTTTCTGTCCTCTAGTACGATATCAATTGATAATACTAAATTCATAATACCTCTTCGCTCAACTCGTCTCTATCTACAAGAACATCTAGTATCTGCTTTAATATGGCCTCAAGCTTTTTATTGTTTAGCTTGTCCAGATCGGCATTCTTGATCTTCTTTAGTTTCTTCTTGGTTTCTTTTATCTTGTTGCATCTCTCTTTTTTGACTAGATAGATATCGTGCTCTGCTTGTTTCCAAGAGACAACTCCTTCTTTTAATGTAAGAAATCTAGAGAGTGTGTATTGATCTTCTGTTATTTCGTGTACATCACTTGCCTGTACCCCATTAGGTAATTCATTGGCTTTATCTTCTTCTCTTTTCCAATGCGCAGGGTTATTAAAGCTTTTAAAATATTTCATTATAGTGACTCCAACCTCAGAACCGCTTCACTGAAGCCGTCCGAGTACTGTATGGTAATAGAATCCCCTGTAGTTATACCAGCAGGACATCTTACTGTTACTTCTGTATCTCTCCCTATATATGTTTCACTCGTTTCTAAAGATGTTGTACTATCGTCTTGCATGTCGGTTGCTTCGCCCGAATTTCTGTTAGCGAATCCTGCATAGGATACACACCCAGGGTAAAATGCACCGAGAGTATTATCATAGATACCTATACCTGCACTGACAGCTCCGTTATCATTACCGTCAATCCGTCTTACAGTCCCACTGAAGAATGCTTTATATATTCTATTTTCCGGAACAAAAACACTAAAGCCTGTAAAATTGGCCGGTTCGGAACCATCGGCAACTGATGCATTAGCGGTCGGGTAGATACTTATGGATACTGCCAATTGCCCTGAAATCTTAACCTTGCCCGTTATCCCTTCCTCTGTACAAAGCTTATTACTCCCAGCAGCGTAAACTTTTCTTGAATTGTTAATCCAGAGTAGCGCATCAGAAGATAAATCTTGATAGAATACTTCGGTGATATCTCCACCAAAGAAGTTGGCAACAGCCGAAGAATTGTATATCGCTCCAACCGCGAATACGCCACTTGCGTTGTTATTCCTAGCCGACAATGCACCATCCACCATGTATCCTCTAGTTGTCCCATCTACAATTATAGCAATAGATGTATCGGTCTGATTGTATATACATTCTATAAAATGATAATTACCATCTAGCAGTTCATTCATATCCCTAACGTTTAAAACTATATTAGTGTCACTATCATCAACAAACAATTCTAAAGAGATGCCGGTTCCATTAAGATACATGGCCCATGACTTATTCGCTGCAACATCATTATCAAATTTACCAACTATCCCTTGCGCGCCAGATTGATCACCTGGCTTAACCCAAGCTCCTGCTCTAAATGAGCCAGTTGTATCAAAGGCGACATTAGTATTGCTCAAATAATCATCGGTTCCATTGAAATTACAAAACGCTGTAGTACCTAAATGATTGGTTGAACTCGTAAGCCCTGTACCATTCTCGGTTAATGCTTCACCGCCACTCCAGTCACCATCTTCATAATCAGCACTACCATTGTTGTGCCAACCGTATAAAGTCGTATCATTGATAAAATCAGCTATTGTTAATAGGTGTTCTGCATCTATAACATAACTAGCACCATCTCCAGCATCAACGTATGTCTTAATTGCTTTCTGGGATGCTAAAAGTGTGTCTGAGTTTGCTGCCAGGGTTCCATCGGTATCAACCGCTGTACCTGATACCGAAGTGGTTAATACTGGCGTAGTAAGAGCCGCACTGGTGAAGGCCGGACCTGCACCACTTGCGACGCTCTGGTCAATAGTTCCAGAGGCAGCACTAATTGCCAAGTCATCGCCTAAAGTAATACTTCTGTCAGTATCCCCAACATTCCAAGATATAATCTTACTTCCCGTGAGCACCTCTGCAGTATCGAACTCAAGATCGTGTGCAGCTCCACTTGATCTAATACTTAAATTAGTCAACGAATCAGATGTACCGCCATTGATGTCAGGTGCCGTTAGAGTCTTATTTGTCAGCGTTTCTCCACCAGTAAGAGTTACTAAAGTTCCAGTGGTGGGTAAGGTAAGGGTCGTGGCCCCTGTTGTCGTAATCCCTATAGTGTGGGCACCTGTTTGTGTCCATGCAGCTAGAGTCGTAAGTGTTCCACCAAGGGCAATATTACCACCTAGGGTTATGCTCCTATTAGTGTCTCCTACGTTCCAAGATATAATCTTATTTCCTGTAAGAACCTCTGCCGTGTCCCATTCAAGATCAAAGGCAGCTCCAGAACTTCTTATAGATAAATTGGTTAAACTATCGGCTGTGCCACCATTTATATCGGGTGCTGTAATTGTTTTGTTAGTGAATGTTTCTCCCCCTGCTAGAGTCGCCAGTGTTCCTGTAGTAGGAAGTGTCACATCAGTGGCAGCAGAAGTAGTAAGGGTTACACTGTCATCTCCAACAGTAATAAAATTACCCGAGATGACAATGTTACCCTTGAGGTCTATCATGCGAGCAGCATTATTTACATCATAAGTCAGTATTCGGTCAGCAGCTAATGGAGTGGTTGAGTCTGATTGAATTACCATATTATAGGCAGGTGTCGTCTGATCCTGAACCTTGATTTGTTCAACCATCTGACTTTCGCCGCCAAACAATACTGAGCTTGTGTCGTAGGCAATAAAGCCTGTTATTGCACCAATGTCTGATCCATTAAGAAATAGTGCGGTCGAAAACGTACCGTCTGCCTTAATGTTCAGGTTGATTCTTTCTAGTGCCGCTGATATCTCTAAAGCATATGTTGGAGTTCCAGAACCTTGTATTACTTTGACGTTGTTTAGGGTTACGCCAGTTGCGCTAATCTTAACGACTGCGCCTGTGGCAAGGTTATCACCCTCTATTACAGAATGCTCTCCAAGTCCAACGATAGTGAGTGCTTTGTTGATATCTATCTGTGCGGCGGGTTCCAAATCTACATCTAAGATATAGATAGTATCCCCAGCATTTACAGCTGCAATAGCTGTTGCTAGGTCGGAATGGGTTGCTATACCTGCTGTCACGTTTGCAGCTGTACCTACAACTGCGTCCCATTGGACGACCTCAGAGTAGGTAGGTGCATTATTTACGGCAGTAGTTACGTCTTGGGCCCATGCAGTCGCTTCACCATGTAAGTCGTCGTCGCCTTTCAGTGGATATTTACGAGTTGTTCCGCCCTTAATTACTAGATCGATGCTCATATAAGTACCTCAAAAGAAGCAGTGGCCATAAAAATGACCACCACCAAAATATTAATTAGGTTGTTGCGTTTGTAATGCCTGATATGATTCGACCTTGTGCTCTCATATCAGTGAATATTGAAGTATTCCAGTATAGTCTAGTCTCAACACCAGCACTGTTTTCCATAGTTCGGAGATACTGCTTTTCACCAGCATTAACCATACCTGGAAGTTCAAAAGTTGGAGTTGATTGGCAACCAATCTTCTCAAAGAATCTTGATGCCTTAGGATGGATAAATGCATACCCTTCCTTCATACACTTATGAGCAAATACAGAAATCTTTCCGTACTGACAGAAGAATGTAAGCTTCTCTTGACCATTGATTCCCTCTTCTGATTTGTAAGAAGAGTCAATAGCTCTAAGGGATGCAATATCATTCCCAAGATTCTGCCATGTAATTGGATTAACAACTACATCAATCTCACGCACATCATCTCCAAGTCCCTTATTACCAGCACCAACTAGCGCAAGCATAATTCTATTGAATGATAGAGGTACAGATCCATTGGCATATGCAGAAGCAGGTGCCCATAGACTATAAGTTGAGTCGTTGATACCCATAAAAGTACCAGCTGCAGGAGTTAAGATATTATAGATACCTTTCATACAGTTAGCACCAGCAGCGCCATCAGCTTCAAAGAAGATAACGTCTGTTGAGGTCAATCCACCCGGAGCAGCATCAACTGTTATAGTTCTATTTTCGATACTGTAAGAAGCAATCGCACATGTTCCTCTTAGAACACCAGCTGCTGATTCAATCCGTAGTCTACGGTTTTCAGAACCTAGCCAGATCCCTGAGGCGAATTCTGCTGTTGTAATTGTGATTGTGTTAGTCGCTACACTAGCAACAGTACCAATCCCTTGTTGTCCCCACATGATGTCAACTTCTTGATAGAAATAAGCTGATTTAAGCATATTCTTTACTGTACCTTTAGTGGCGCGCTGAAAAGAATTCTTATTAGCTGATCTAAAAATAGTTTCATAGTCAAGACCTGTTCTCAATAGGAACTGTGATCCGTTAATGGTTGCATTACCTGTTGCCATAGCAATTGGAGAGTTAAGCGCGAAGGCCCCGGCTCCATTAGATGCTTTAGTGATACCTTGTTCAGAAGTCAGTGTTACTGGCTGTGAATAAGTTCCACCCGGCTGTTGTTCTGCTGGAATATCAGGAACCTCTTTAGCATAATAAGTTCCGTCTGGTGTTAGATCTGTTACGTTGTCTGCATAAGATGTTTTAAACCATCCTTGCAGAGTTGTCATATTATTAGTTGTCATGTTTTACCCCATTTGTTCAAAAAATTCAGTTATACTTTGTCCTTGCTTTCGTTTCTTCGGAGGTGCGTACTCTTCTAAATCGAGTGGGCCATCAACTGAGGAATTGACAGTTGGTATTCTGTCCTTCTCCAAGTTATTCAGGTCAGCTTTTCTAATAGCGTTTATGATTCTCTCTGGCACAATTCTAGTGATATGGTCGTCACTTATATCGTCAAAGAAACCTAACACATGCTCTTCCCAATCTTGTTTAGCGAGGTATACTGCCTCATCAGCGGACATTTCCCTGTTAGTGCTATTAGCTAACATTAACTTCTGGATTGCCCCTACTAATACATGACTTTTAGTCTCCTTGGCAGCAGCGGTGAACCCATTAGTTCTCATTGCAGCGGTCAACTCTTCGTCATACTTCGTCATACTTTCTTTCTTTGCAGCTTCAAAGACTCTCGTCTCATTGTCTGTTTTTAATCTGTTGTTTTCTTCCTCTTGCTCTTTAAACTTCTTCTCCCACTCCATGGCCTCACGTTCTTCTGGGCTCATGTCATGTTCAGCAAGTTTCTCTCTTAACAGCTGTTCAGCAAGTGTGTATTTATCTACACCTAGTTCATCGGCAAGTTCCCATATCTTATTAGGGTTGCTTCTTGTCTCTTCTAAGAACTCTTGATGTTGTTTAACAGTCGTCTTAGCTTCATTTAAGCGTTGATATCCTGCTTGCTGTAAGCCAAATCCCTTGGCCATCTGTTTAGGTGTTACTAGATAAGATTTACCATTGATCTTTTGGATAATCTTAACCTCACCGGACTTTGTCGTAACGAAATCTTTAGTCTCTAAACCATAAACTTCTTTTAAGACTTCCACCTTTTCTTCAATCGTTCTACCTTCTTGTGCAGGCTCAACTTCTTCTTGGACTTCACCCTCTGGAAGTTCCGCAGTTTCTTCAACCAACTCTCCTTCGTCAGGTACATACTCTTCTCCTTGGTCTAAATCTTCACTCATTACTTTCTCCTACTGTTGGAGTGGCGGCCCAGTTTGTGCAGGCTTTGCCGGTTGAGCAGGCTCCGCAGGCTGTGCCGCTTGACTCGCAGATATTTGTTCCATCGCACCAACGTCAAGTTCTTCTTGTTGGTCTACTGCTGGTGTGACGGGTTGTTGACCACCATAAATTAGGTTGGCTATTTCATCTCCATTCCTCATAATGTCTAGTTGTTGCTGAATAGTCGTAAGTATATTCTGCATGATAGGTCTATTATCAGGATTGGCCAATATTTCTTCATCGAATAAAAGGGAATGTATCTCTTTTATGTAAAGCTGATGATTGATTCCTGGGATTGGTGGTATTGTCCCACCTTCCATGAGTGTCTCTTTCGTTGAGGCAATGAAGTCCATCATTCTTTCATCGGACTCTGTGGCAACATTAAGATTACCTGTATTCATTACATCAAAGAACTCTTGTGCTGTGATAGTTCCCATCTTCAGCAATTCCATGGCAATCTCTATCTTACCACCGGGTTGTTTCGTAATAGGGTTTGTCTGATCAAGTACAGCACGAGAAACACCCTCTAGATCACTTCCTTTATAGGACATGACACTAGTTGCTTTACTCTTACCAGTTATATCAATCAGTCTCTGTGTTTTAGCTACCTTCCCTAATGTCTTAAGGACAAAGGTTGCTAGATCTTCATACATTTCTACATAAGACTTCTCTAAGGACTGTGAGTATTGTTGTGCCATATTAATGACTGTAGCAATAGCAACACCAGACTTTAGATTAGGAGTGTCTTGGACATTACCTCTAACGGCAGCATTCTGACCTGATAATGTTTCCATCGTAGAGCTAGATAGATGAAGAAGATCTTTAAGACCCGGGGAATCCTTATAGAAGGAAATCACCTCTGGTTTTTTATCTGAATCACTTGTTAATAGATTCATACCATCTACAAGCTCTCTAACACTTAAGTTAGCTCCTGTAGGTGTCCATATGTTGTTGGCACCAGCAGCGGCAGCATTGGTGAATAACGATGAAATCGTTGTGTTGATTATCTCTTGCGGTCCCCTAAGGATATTGGCCTCTGTAAAACCGAAACAGTTTTCAAGGTATTCAGCAGGGGAGAGAGAAAATATAGGAAGCTGCTCGTCGTAAATGCTAGGCCCTTCATATAGTAGAAAGGTTGCATCCTCAGCACCACAGTGTAGACAGAACTTACCATCTGGAACCGCATTGGTTGCTCTGTGATAAGTGCTGTAAACATATACGTCAGGTGAATCAATTCCATAATGATCTAAAACTTTGTTGTCAATCTTATATGGGTCTGTTGAAATATCTGCTGTTAAAGCTATGAGTTTTTCTTTATGTTGCGGGAAGATCTTTGCAAGGTCAAACTTGTTTCTCGGCTTACGAAATGAAAACCAGTCCCATGATTCTTTATCCTTCTTAGTGAAGTCAAAAAAAGTATCGTAAACAGACGAGTCTGTGAAGTCGAAGTCACCCTCTCTGATAACCTTATTCTTCCCCTTAACTGCAACCTTCTTGCCGATAGAAGGGTTCCACTCTGGTATGATATAACCATCACCATGTACTAGTGCTCTCTCGGCGGTCCGTCTAGTATATTTAGTTATCCGCTTAACCTTCAAATAATAGTCAAGAACCTGTTCACCTATCGCAGATGCACGTCTTGATTCTACGTCAGTATTAATTGCAGACACGTTGAATGATGGAGTCATTGCTGTTAGCTGGTTAAGCATATGTCTTAAGATGTTTCTAAAATGGTTGAAGGCTAAAGCTTTCAACTCACCAACTGCACCTGTGTCTATAATGTCATCTGATGAACTAGCACCAAAGAAGTCATTCTCATAGAATCGTTGATTCTTTTGCCACTGGGCAGTTTTACCTGTGCGATTAGCATAGTCTTGGAAAGCTATAACCTTCTTATGGATTCCGTTAGCTAACTCATCACCTTTCTTATTAAAGAGATATTCATTTGGCATAAATCATCCTGTTGCATGTTTACTTCAGTGTAATTTGTTTATCTTAACTGGGTCAAGAGGAAAGTTTGTCTCAACTCACACCCTAGCTGTATTTTCACTTGCATTATTCTAATAAAAAGTTATCATTTGAAAGTAAACTCCTCTGCGAATTTGCAACATGTTTTTGGTTTTTTCGTTGAGGGGTAAGTATAGGAGGCCTTGCGCTGACCTAGAAAACCCCTCTCTTTATTTCCCTATTAACCTTCCGAGTGTAGTCGTAGTCCCAAGTTCCTTCTTAACCTTCTCACTGAAATGTGTCGAATAAGTATCCATACCAGCACTCTTATGTGGAAATGGATTGTGTTGCCAATCTATATTATCAAACAGATATGCTAGTGACATCAGTGCATCTAAATGGCCTAATGCCTCTGTTCTCTGGAAGTCTGTTCTCTTCTCATTCCAGATACCATATTTGATCTGTGTCCGAAGCTTTGGACACTTAGGAGAGATTAAAACTCTACCTTCCTGTATACCCATGCGAAGCTTATTCAGTACAGAATCACAGAACCCTTTGCCAGATTGTGTTGTTCTTTTAGTGATTGCTGTAACTGGATAGCCATGGTCTTGTGACATATCCCATAACTGTTGCATCTCACAGTCGCCTATTCTTCTGTATGGTGCTTTATCGATTACTCTTCCCATAAAGTCTTTCTTCTCAAATGTACTGAGTCCCTGCTTCCTTTCTATTTCCTTACACTGAGTAACGATCTCTTTCGTAGATGTATAGTTAACAACATATTCTGTCTCGACAACTAACCGAGACTCAGCAAAATCAAGATAGGCAAAGAGTACAGCAGTGTGATCTCGGAGTCCCAAGTCCATGCATACATAGTAATCATAATAAGCAGGCCTGTCTTGCTTCCCAACATAAAGTTCTTCATTCTGTCCCTCGGGTATTACGAGCCTCTCAGCATTGGCAATCATCTGACAAAGGTACTCTCGCTTATAAGCTATACTTTCCACACCTTCAATTCCACATCTATTAATGATTCTTCTATGTCTTGAATCAGAGATCTCGCCTATATCTATTGATTGGTTGATATCCCAATGAAACAGATATCCCTCTATTTCTGCCAGGGCAATCTGGGAAGTAAAGTCATGGGTCATATCCTCAGGGGGTGTAGATGTAATTATGATTTGTCCGTCAGTATCGTCAACCTGTGGACCTAAAACGGACTCTAAGACATACTGTGCTCTGAACTTCCAGAATCCATATTCATCAGCGATAATTATGTGTGCCTCTTCACCTCTGGCCTTATCAAGTTCTCCACTATCCTTAACTCCGAAAAGGTAAATCCTTGAACCACTAGAAGGAAATAGATAATAATTATCCCTCTTCTTAGGCTTCATCTCAGGACACTTCTCGAAGATCTTCTCCATCAAATATTCAAAGATGGAATGTGCATGAGTCTGGGTGTCTGTTCCGTATCTAACTATGATCTTTTCTTTAAGACATCTCTCAAATACATAGACGAAAACAGTTGTTCCTTTGCCATATCTACGGTGGCAACGAGCTACAACTTTCTTTTTATCTAATAGCATCCTATACAGCTCAAGCTGTGAATCTTTTAGATACCAAGTGGCTATTACTCCACTTTGGAAGAGAGCCCTATAATCTAATTTTTCTTTGTCCATATCACAAGAAGCCTTTTATTTAAATGAAGGGAGTGGAAAGCAAGTGCTCTCATTCCACTGCAATTAAACTCCCACTTAAGTCTCTCTTTAAGTTCGTCAATCCTCTTCTGAAATAGATTTACTAATTCGTTTCTGTTCATCTTCTTTCTTAACCTTTCTTGCTTCTAGTGCCATATCAAGTAATTGCTTTGAGTCGCAACTATTGACATTGAATATTGCAAGTGTTCCATCATCCTTAAGCGGTGAATATTCAGCAAACCTCTTCTCCATCATCCATTGACATGCGCTTGCCTTAAAGCCAGGGATCTTACCTGCCATCCCCTTAATCATCATTGCCTCATAGAGCTTCATTGAATTAGCTGCGCCTTCATCCTTAGCTGCTTGGAACTCCGGATGATCTCTTGCCCAGTCATAAATTGTTGATCTGCCAGCACCAACTACAGAAGCGAAGGACTCAAAGCTAAAGCCTTGGCTCATATGACTTATGAGTTGTTTACAGTAATCTGGGATATAGTGCAGAGGTCGCATTATTCATCCAATGTGTGTTGTTTGCCACACCTCTTACAGTCAAATACCTGCTTCATTGCCATTCTTGGGATTGGATAAGGATCATGCCCAAATATCTTACATAAAAAGTTATTTATCAGTTTTCTCATTTCTTTATCCATCCCTTATTGCAGTCAAATTTTAAACTCTTATCTATAAAGTCAGCTGGATCTAATCTATCTAGAAATTTTAACTCACTCTTAATAATAGTCGAAACACAATCTCTTGCATATTTCTGATCGAGTACAATCCTTATTTGCTCCTCGGTGTGGCAAATATCCACCACATAACCTTCACCAAAACCAGTACCTATTAAAAAATATGCTATAGTGCTTTCATCCTTTTCAGTTGGTATTTCCCCGTTAATACATATACTCATGGCGTAATACTCCTCATCTCATAATTCTTTTTGCACTGGTATAATGAGTCGTCTATTCTAAATTCTTTACCACTAATAACCTTATTTTCCCAAGCCCCGTTATCCATAAGTGCTCCAAGTCCCAGAAACATTATACCAGTGCAAACTAGTACTGCTATAAAAAGCCCAACAATTCCACCATCCATTATCCTACCCTCACAGCAGTTTTACCTGTAAAATCTTCCCAGCGTTTAAGTATAACATCACAATAGTTTTCGTCCATCTCCATGCCATAGCATATTCTACCGGTCTTTTCACATGCTATCAGAGTCGACCCAGATCCAAGGAACATATCTGCTACTGTCATTCCTAGTTCTGTTGAATTTAATATAAAGTTCTCAATCAATTCTACTGGCTTCATCGTAGGATGGAGGTCATTCTTCAATGGCTTGTCTACTTCAATAACACTCTTATTCTGGAGTCCCTTTTTGTAGA